TATTTTTGAGAACAGAAAACAAGCCATTAGGCTTTTAGGACAAAGAAGGTATAATTATCTTTTAAGCCAAAGTGAATTTGAGTTCACAGATACAAATAAAACTAATTAAAGCAATCTTTAATGATGGAAAACACAGAAAAGAAAACCTGCAAGTGGTATCACCTTCCCACTAATAAATGGTTCAATAATAGAAAAGAGGTGAAAGAGTATTTGGGAGGCAATTATTATTTTTCCATTGCCTTATCCAAAAGGGACGTGATTTTTGTTCCAAACAACTAATTATTATAAAAAGCATACTACACCATGAAAATATCTATTGCAAACAAGAGGCTTACCACTAAGCCACAGACCAACCAAGAAAAAGCAAGATATTTCAAAGACTTGGCTTTTACCACTTATAACGTTAAATTGGAAGACCTTGCAACTTTAGTTGGACAAGGTGCTACAATTACTTATACGTTCAAAGATTCCCATTTCACACGTTCTAATAACTATATGTCCCACAATTACAAGGGGACACAGTTTATTTGTGTGGATATTGACAAATGCAGCATTACTCCAAATGACTTTGTCCAAGGTCTTATCTTTCAACCTTATTTGGTACATACCACTTTTTCAAATATGAGTGAAGCAAAAGACAACTTGTTTTGCTTTCATTTAATATATGTATTGGACAAAGAGATTGAGGGAGAAGAAGCATTTCAACAAGCATTTGAGAATATCACCAACAGTTACAGTGAATATGTAGACCAAGCGGCTAAGGACTGCCATAGAGTCATATTTACAAGCAACTCACAGCTTCCCAACTATGAGTGCACCGTTTACGGCAATATTACCAAAGTGGAAGATATTTTGACAGTTGAAGAAACAGAAAAATATGATACTTTGGAAGCCATCTTTTCAGCGGATGAGACTGTCTCAAAATTTACCAACGCCACAATATTTACTTTCACTAACAATATAGTGGCAAAGGAAAAAAATGAGACAAAGCAAACTACAAACAATTTCAGCCTCTCTGACACTTTCTTTGCTGACCTAAACGGAATGAGTAGAAAAGACTTTATCCAAAAATATGAATCTGTCTACCATATACAAAGAAGTACTCCAATAACACAAGAAATGGTATATGACACAAGGGAAGGAATCATATTTGCTGACCTCAGAGATATTGAGTACTATGAAGTACCTTCAAAGTACCGTTGGAACGCAGAGCAAAACAAATACTTGGTTAGTCACGTTCAGAACGGACAACGCACAAAGCAACTAATGTATGACGCTGTTTCATTCAGAGCGGTTAATCCAAGTATAACTAAAGAGGAATTAGTCTACAGTCTTGTTAATGAGGTTTGGCGCTATTATGATAATAAGGACAAGGAATTAAGCAATTATAAAATATTAGGTATTGCCAAATTTGCTTATGAGTTGGAAAAAGTGAACGTTGAACCAATAAAGAGAAAGTACAAGCTAATCTCCCATTATGGCTACACCAACACAGAAGCGGTGGGCATAATGAATAAGTACATGAAAGATGCTGAGATTGGGGAATGGTATGACGGTTTGCAGACTGTAGAAGAAAACCTTCAAACGCTCAAAAAGAATGGTATATCCTGCAAGAAAGAAAGACTTATCCAATTCATTGAAGATTGGGGATTTGAACCACTTACAATTAAGGATATTAGAAATAATAAGATTCTTGCAATTTGGGAAGAAAACAAAGAAAAGAGTATAAGGGAACTTGTAGAAGTATGCAAGGACAACGGAGTAAAGGTAAGCAAAGACACAATTCAACGGGTAATTGCAAAATATGGTGCTGTCTCAAAAAATACCAACGCCACAATATCTATCTCCTATAACAATATTGTGGAAGTGGAAAATTTTGGGACACCAAAGGAAACGGAACAGAAAAACAACTCTGTTGAATATTCTTGGGCAGTTGAACAAGATGAAATGGAAATAGCATACAGAGAAGCAAATATTTCTTGGGAATGGTTAGGCCTTCAACGCAAACAACAAGAAATACTCCAATGTTCAGAAATAAAGGAGATTTTTAGATAAAAAGACTATTTAATAATAAACAACTATTTGTAATATGACAAAGAAAGACTACACAAAGGAAACACAGAAAACAATAAAGAGTATTGAACAACACTTAACCGCTAAATATGGAGAAGTTCAACCCCAATGGGAAACAGTGATAATGTTACTTGCTGACAACTTAGACCTTTATACGCAATGTAAAGAGTCAATCAAAGAGAATGGAATATATAACACTGATAATGGAAAGAAGAATCCGCTATTAGCTACCCTTAAGGACTTGCAAGCCACAATAATGAAACAAGTGCAACACTTAGGAATTAGCCCGTATGCTTTTAGCAAAATAAAGGTTGACGTTGAGGATGACACAGAAGACTACATTGAAGGTTTAATTAATGACTAATGAAGGAAATTTATTTAGACTATGCAAAAGGTGTTCAAGACGGGAGTATAACAGCGTGCAAGTATATCAAACAAGCCACAAAGCGTTATTTGGAATGGTTCAATAAATATGACTTTAGGGAAGAAAAGGTTGACAAAGTAATTTCATTTATCCGTCATTTAAAGCATTTCACGGGAAAGCACAATAACAAGCCCTTTGAACTATTACCCTTCCAAGTATGGATTATTGCAAACGTGTTTGGCTTTTACCACAAAGGCACAAATAAAAGAGTTGTGAACTATGTCTATTTAGAACTTGGCAGGAAGAACGGGAAAACAGCTTTTGCCGCTGCAATAGCGCTTTATATGTTGGTTGCTGATGGGGAGAGTGGAAGTGAGGTTGAAATTGTGGCCAACTCAGCCAAACAAGCCAAGATATGTTTTGACATGAGTTCCAACTATCTTGCAAGCATTGACAAAAGAGGTAAGCACTTCAAACGCTACCGTGACAAAATCAAATTTGATGCTACCAAGTCATTTCTCCAAGTTCTTAGCAGTGATGCGTCAGGCAATGACGGTTATAACTCCCATTGCTTCATACTTGATGAGTGCCATGAACAGCCAAATTCAAAGCTGTGGGACGTAATGGTCAGTTCCCAAGGTATGAGAGAAAGCCCGCTTGGCGTTATCATTACCACAGCAGGGTTTAACCGCTTTGGCTTTTGCTACGGATATAGACAAACTTGCACAGAGATACTTGCAGGGCTGAAACAGAATGACGCACAATTTGCAGCCATATACACTTTAGATGAAGGGGACAGTTGGCAAGACCCAAATAATTGGCTAAAAGCTAATCCTTCAATGGGTGTAACAGTCAAGAAAGACTATTTGGAACAACAGATTTTGAACGCCAAAAATAACAGTTCCTTAGAGGTTGGAGTCCGCACAAAAAATTTAAATGAATGGGTATCTTCACAAGATATTTGGCTAAGTAATGACTTGTTACTGCAATATACTCAACCAATAAGGATTGAAGACTACAAAGGCTCTAATTGCTACATGGGTGTTGACCTTGCTTCTGTGTCTGACCTTACAGCGTTGGCGGTGATGATTCCATTTGAAGACAAATTTCTTTTCAAGTGTTATTATTATCTTCCCCAAAGTGCTTTAAGTGACAACAGCAACGCGGAACTTTACAAAGAGTGGAAAAGAAAAGGCTTTCTAACCATTACAGACGGCAACGTTACAGATTATGACTACATTCTAAATGATATATTACGGATAAGTGAAACGGTGTACATTGACAAGATAGCTTATGACTCTTATAATGCTACACAGTGGGCCATTAATGCCACAGAGCAAGGTTTACCCTTGCAGCCATATAGTCAAGCGTTGTGGTCATTTAATAGGCCAACAAAAGAAATTGAAAGACTAATCAAAAGCGGAAAAATCATTTTAGATAATAATGAAATTACAAGATGGTGTTTTGCAAATTGTATGCTTAAATGGGATTCTTCCGCCAACTGCAAACCAATAAAAGGAGGCAATGAGCAAAACAAAATAGATGGTGTAATTGCAATTATTGAAGCGTTGGGAATCTTCTTAGAAACACCCCAATATAACAATATTATTGGAGTAGTATAAAGTAAAAAATGAAATTAAAGACTATTTATAATTAGCTATGGGATTATTCAGTAAAAAGAAAAAACAAGATATAGAAGAAAGAGACGGGACAGTTAATGTGACCGTCCCATATTCAGATGCACTTACCTTTTCAGCCATTTACAACCAATACAACGCAATGAATATAAGCGCGGTCTACAGAGCCGTAGAACTTATTTCTGATAGTGTTGCAATGCTCCCAATACAGATAAAAGCAGATGGAAAAGACGTGTTGGAAAACCATCCATTAAACGTTGTATTTTCAGACTCTCAAAGTGAGAATATTTTGACCAAGTATAACTTAATGAAATTACTTGTTCAATCTGTATTGTTAAAGGGAAATGGTTTTGCCTACATTGAGCGGGACGGACAAGGAAACGTTAAGCGTTTAAGATTCCTACAAAGCGGAGACGTGAGTATTGTTTACAACAAAGAGAAAGAACAACTTTATTACTTATGTCCGCTTGTATCACCCCGCAAGATAGAGCCATGTAATATGATTCACCTTGTAAAAAATAGCTATGACGGTGTTAACGGAATAAGTGTTATTAGCTATGCCACAAGAACGGTCAAGTTGTCAAATAACACTGAGAACAGCGCCAATTCATTCTTCACTAATGGCTGCAACTTGTCAGGCGTTTTGACCGTTCAAGGTCAACTAACAGACAAACAGAGGTCAGATATACGGTCAAGTTGGAATCAAGCATATAGCGCAGGCGGCAATGGTCTTGCAGTGTTGCAGGGGAACATGGACTATAAACCCATTCAGTTGTCAGCAGCAGATTCACAGCTGTTGGAGAGTAGACAATACAACGTCCAAGACATTGCACGCTTTTTTGGTATTTCTCCCGTGTTGCTTGGTGATTTGTCCCATGCCTCTTTCAATACCATTGAAGCACTGCAAAACCAATTCTTGTTACATACCTTGCAGCCATATATCACGCTAATAGAAGAGGAATTTTCACGGAAATTGCTTAAACCTTCTGAAAGTAACCTTAGAGTTAATTTGGTTGAAACGGCACTTTTGAAGACTGACAAAACAGCCTTAGCCAATTACTACGGGACACTGTTAGACAAAGGCATACTTTCAATTAATGAGGTGAGAAAAGAAATGGGCTACAATGAGGTAGAAGGACTTGACAAACATATTGTAGCTTATACAGATATAAGTCAAAACACAATAAATAAAGAAAGTGATGAATAAGGAAATTAGACAGATAGAAAGTAATTTCAATTTGGATGAGCAAGGGCGCACCGTTGAAGGATATGCAGCAGTATTTGACACACCTTCAAAAAACATTGGTTGGACTGAGGTAATACACAAAGGCGCAATCACCAATGAAACAATCATTGACAGTGACATTTTTGCGCTATTCAACCATGATGAAGGTAAAGTTTTAGCACGCTCTAACCATGGAGAAGGGAGTCTGTTGCTTGAAGTAGATAACAATGGTTTAAGATACCTTTTTGATAGTCCAAAGACCGCTTTAGGGGATGAACTGTTGGAGTACCTTAAACGTGGAGACATAAAGAACAGTTCATTTGCTTTCTCTGTGAGCCGTGACGCTAACAGTGAACGTTGGTACAAACAGAACGGAGAAATGAGAAGGGACATTTATAAGATTGAACGCTTGTATGATGTTTCACCCGTCTTTAGTCCCGCCTATGAAGCTACAAGTTGCAGCAAGCGTTATGAAGAAGTAAAAGCAACAAGTGAAGAAATAGACAAGCAGATGAACATTTATAAAGAAGAAATTGAGAAGCTATGAGAACATCATTACAGATTATAGATGCAAAGCAACAGTTAAAGGAACAAGCCTTTGCAATGATTGAGAAGTGCAAAAGTGAAATTAGGTCTTTTAATGAGGATGAGCAAAAGCAGTTCAACCAAATAAAAGAAGATATTGAAGCGTTAAACGCTGAACAAAGAGCATTGGAAGACTCTTTGAAAGTAGAAGAAAATAAAACAATTAAACAAGAAAAAAGAAAGAATATGGAATTTAGACTTATCAAGGCTATTAATGACATAGCCAACAACCGTACTTTGGACAGCGCTGCAAGTGCTGTTGTAAATGAAGGCGCACAAGAAATGCGCAAAGCAGGACTTTCATTTGGTGGCCAAATTCAACTGCCCGTTGAGCAGCGCGCAGACATTACCGTTACCGCTGAGGGTGAAGATGTAGTGGCCACTGATATTTACAACGTGTTAGAGCCACTGAGAGCAAAGAACGTACTTGTTAACGCAGGCGCAAAGTTTCTCACTGGCCTTGTTGGTGATGTTCAAGTGCCCGTGATGGGAGCAAGCAATGTTACTTGGGAAGGTGAAACAGCAGCCGCCAAGGATGGCGCGCCAACCTTTACAAGTGTCAAGTTGCAGCCAAAGCGTCTGACCGCTTATGTTGACGTTAGCAAACAGTTCCTTGTCCAAGATTCTGTGGACGCAGAACAGATGTTGCGCCAAGACCTCATCAACGCCATTAACTCTAAGCTTGAAGCAACCATTCTTGGTTCTGCAAGTGGCAGTACCACACAGCCCCAAGGTATTTTCTATTCTGCTTCTGCGCTCACGGAGGTAGGAGACTTTGAGGACATTTGTGCTTTGGAATCTGACGTGGAAGATGTTAATGTGACGGGTGAATGTAAATATATTATGAGTAACAAGGCCAAAGCTGCTTTGCGTGCAATGACCAAGGGAAGCGCTCATGATATGGTAATGGCAGATGGTAAGGTAGACGGCACAGAAGCTTACAACACCTCACACGTGAGCGGCAAAAATATTGCTTATGGTGATTGGTCAAATTTGGCCATTGGGCAGTGGGGCGCTATAGACCTTACCGTTGACCCATTCTCACAAGCTACCAACGGCAAAGTACGTCTTGTCATTAATGCTTTCTTTGATGCAAAGGTACTCCGTGAGGGTGCAATAGCTGTTGGCACAGTTGCTTAATAATTGGTAATTATTAATGAGTCAATATGTATATAACTAAAGAACTTGTAAAAAGACATTTGAATATTGATGATTCCTTCACGGAGGATGATGAATATTTAATGCAACTTGTGGAAGTGGCTCATACAGTTGTAAGCAAACATATTGACAAAGAATGGAGTGAAATTTTGCTGCCTAATGGGGAAATTCCAAACCCCATTGGGCAAGCAATATTACTTTATGTTGGCAATATGTACGCTAACCGTGAAAGTATTTCCTTTGCCAACGCTAAAGAACTACCTTTTGCGTTTGAATATCTGTTGAGTCTATATAAGGACTATTCAAAGAAGGAAACAGAAGGAGGTGTTTTTGGGTAATGAGAGCAGGATTACTAACAGAACGCATTGAGATATGGCGTATATATGACGTTACAGACACTTACGGCGCTAATATTCCCGTTTGGGATATGGTAGGCAGTACACGCGCAAGGATTGTGAATGACGGTGGAAGTAGAGACATAGAAAACAATGAAGTTGTCTTTCCATACATCAAGAAAGTTGAAGTCAGACAATACGTTGACATCACAGAGAATGACCGTATTAAATGGAATGGGCGTTTTTGGAGAGTGTTGGACATTTACCCCAATAAAGATAATATGACCAAAGAAATACGGGTGGAGGTGGTAAATGACTAATATTGAAAGTAACGCTAAAGCTGTTTATGAAGCCTTTGAAGAAATGACCTTTAAGGAAATGGACAAGGCGCTTAAAAGTGGATTGCGTAAAGCCTTAACCACTGTGAGAAAAGACGCAAAAACCAATATCAAGAAACGGTTAAAGAACACGTCAAAACGCAATCCTAAATATAATGATACACTTGCAAGCGGAATCCGTCAAACAAGAGTAATGGTTAACCGTGATGGCACAGTGGTAGGAAAAGTAAGAATAGATTCCAACAAGAAAAGCGGAAGTGGTTCATTTAGGCTTGCAATTTTGGAGAGTGGAAGCTATAAAAAAGGTGAACGCTTTACAAAGTATTACAGAGGCGTGAAGTTAAAACAACCTGCAAGTAAGAACACACTGAAAGCCTACCACTTTTTCAAAGACAGCCTACCAACGGAAAGCAACTTTCAATCTACAATGGTGGAAGAAGTAAAAAAAGCAGTTGACAAAATAAATAACGGAATATGACACACGGAGTACAAATAGGTTTAGCAATAAAAAAACGCTTGACAAATGACTTTTTAGTTAATGAGAGCGTTGGTGAAAAGATATTCCCTTTAGTTGCTGAGTTGGGAACTACTTTGCCATTCATTACGTATGAGCGTCAAAGCGTTCAACCATTATTTGAAAGCAAAGACGGAGTAAATGAAGATACAGTTACTTTCACTGTTAATGTGGTAAGTGAAAGTTACGGGGAATCTGTCAATATTGCTTATGACGTGCAAAGTGCACTTACATTTAGGCGGTGGGACAGCGGCTACCAATGGCAATATAATACCAAGGTGGACAAGTTAGTACTTTCCAACTGTCATTGCATTTCCATTGATGAGGCATATTCAGAAAATAATTACGTTGAGACGCTTTCTTTTGAGTGCACAGTGACTAACAATTAAAAGGGAGATACTATTTATAGTAAAGAGATAAATAAATAATAACTAACTAATAAAAATAAATAAAACATGGCAAATACTATAATTAAAGGTGATGACTTGATGCTTTTTGATGCAAGCGGACATTCAATAGCTTTTGCAACCTCTCACGTCCTCACTATTTCAGCAGACGCGCAGGAGATAAACACCAAAGACCATGGAATTTGGGGCGGTAGTGAAGTTGGAAAAATCAGTTGGGAAATTACCTCTGAGAACCTGTATACGGGGGAGGCTTATGATACTCTCTTTAATAGCATGGTAGCCCGCACAGCTATTGACGTTTACTTTGGTACAAAGACAGAAAATGACCCAGACAAAACGGTGGCCAACGGTGATTATCAGTATTGGACGGGTGCAAGTGGTTACACGGGTAAGGCGTTTATTACCTCACTTGTTGCTAATGCAAATACGGGTGAAAATGCAACCTTCTCTGTTACTTTGACGGGAACGGGCAAGATTGTCAAAGCCGCAACTATTCCAACGGCCTAAAGAATAAGAAAATAACAATAAGAATGGTTAGCGCATAACTAACCATTCTTTTTTAATCACTCCAAAATAACAGTCAATATGAATATACATTTAGAAGGAAAAGACATTGAATTGAAATACACATTCCGTTCAATGATAATATATGAGAAAATAATGGGTCAGTCTTTCTCTCCCAAAGGAATAACAGAAATTCTTGTTTATTTCTATTCAACCATTCTTGCAAGCAATAAGGACGTAACACTTACTTATGAGTCATTTATTGATTGGTTGGATGAGAATCCCGCTTATTTAACGGAGTTCTCCCAATGGTTAAACAACACACTTTCACGCAATAGCTACATTTCACAAGTAGAAGAAAGTGAGGTTGACCCAAAAAAAGCCCTTTAATCTTTCATTCTCTATTGCGGACGTTTGTATTTGAGTTCAAGGTTTGTTCTTTGCAATACTTTTTGGATGAAATGCAAGACTATGAAATTGCAATCATTGGTGAAAATATACCTTATAATGATAGACAAGGATGGGAGCAAACAAGATTTCTTGCTTTTGCCAATGTCCAAAAGTCAGTCAAGAAAAAATTAAGTGCTACAGATTTAATTACTTTCCCTTGGGAGAATGAAGGTACAACAGAAGAAAACAAAGAAGATACTAATATAACAAACAATGAGATTGAACGCTTGAAAGAAAAAGCTAATCTCATTTCTAAACTAATACAAAATACAAATGGCAAGTAAATACACATTCAGAGGCACAGCAGACATGACACAGCATGACCAAGCCATTAAAAAGAGTGCCTCTGAAATATACAAATACCAAAAAGAAGTCAAAAACGCCCAACAGCAGTTAAAGTCATTTGATTCTTCCGTGAATGGAAGTATTAGCGGAATCAAGGGTCTTGGTGACGCTTTCCGCAGTGGTGATATTGGGTCTTTTGCTTCATCCCTACAAAGTCTTATTCCTACACTTGGAGCAGCCACAGCTGGAGCAACGGGACTTGGTGTTGCTATTAACACAGCGCTTGGCCCAGTGGGGCTAATCACGTCCGCTATTGCAGCAGTTGGAGCAGTGGCCATTGGAGCGGGCAAAAGTTTTGCAGACTTTGAAAAGCATTTGGACAGCTTGCAAGCATTAACGGGTCTTGATGATTCAGCCATTAAAGGCATTGGGGACGGTGCAATACAACTTAGCAAGCAGTTCCGCAGCAGCGCGGGTGACATAGTGGATAGTATGAAGTTAATTGGTTCACAAGCCCCGCAGCTGTTGAAGGACAAAGACGCTTTGATGGCTGTAACAGAAGCGGCCAACGTATTGAGTGAAGCGGCAGAAATTGAAGTTGTGGAAGCGTCAAAGGGAGTGACAACGGTCATGAACCAAATGGGCGTTGCAGCGTCTGAGGCTTCCAATATCATCAATGTATTAGCGGCTTCAAGTCAACAAGGCAGCGCGGACGTTGCTTACCTCAATAAAGCATTTGAGAAAGCAGGAACACAAGCCAAGTCAGCGGGAATGAGTTATGCACAGTTGGCAGCAGCAGTGGAGACCATTGCACCCAAATTCAGCAGTGCAGACGTTGCAGGAAGCCAACTTAATTCTACCTTATTGGCTCTGTCCGTACAAGCCAATGACCAATTTAAGCCCGCAGTTGTGGGAATGAGTCAAGCATTGGACAACTTAGCGCAAGCAGAGTTGACGGACGCACAAATGAAAGACCTTGTTGGGGCTTCCAATATAACAATGTTAAAGTCCTTAATTGAAGGAAAGAACCAATTTGACAGTTACAGTGAAAGTCTTGTTGGAACAAGCACAGCCTTTGAACAGATGGCAATAAACCAAAGCAACTTAGACGGTCAGTTGGCAAAGCTAAAGAACACATGGGACGCTCTTTTACTGACCATTGGAGAAAGTGAAATCATTCAAGCAGCCTTAGCCATCTTTAATGAGATAATTGCAGCAGTCCAAGACGTGATAAACTATCTTTCAGACTTGGTGAAAGAGTTTGAAGGTATGAACACAAGTATTTCTATTATTGACGCAGTGAAAGCAGCTTTAACCTTACTTGGTGCAGCCTTTAAGGCACTTGTTGAAGTGGTGGCCGTTGTTATTGCCGCAATAGTCAGAGCGTTTGAACAGATGTACGCTAAAGTTGTCTACATTTGGAACGCTATTAAAGTGGTCTTTGCGGATAACACCATTTTTGAACCAATACGGAAGGGCTGTTTAAAGGTGATAGAATGGTTTAAAGAAATGCTTGGACAGTTGAAAAAGTGGTGGAATGACTTTAAAAAATGGCTTGGGATGAATGTTGCAGAAGTGAAAGTTACTACCTCAACCAATGGCACAACAAGCAGTACAACACCAACTCCAACACCAACTATTACACCAACCATTACTCCAACGGGAAGCGTCAAGACACCAAAGGTAAAAGCAAGCAAGGCCACAGCTACAAAGACGGAATCACCAAAGGCAGAAGTTGGAAGCATTAAAGCACTTGAAGATTCATTAAGCAAGCTAAATGAAGAACTAACCAATACCGTTGTAAGTGATGCAAGACTGCAAGAAATTAACGCTGAGAAAGCAGCACTTGAAGAACAAATTAAGGCTCTGAAAATACGCAATGGTCTTGAAACACAGCAAGCCAGCAAGCCACAAGCAAAGGAAGGTTCTTTGTCTGACATTCAATCACAGTTGCAAGCAAAGAAAGCACAACTTTCTTTAGAGGTGGTAGGTAGTGAACAGTTCAACGCCTTAGCAAAAGAAATTGCAGACTTGACAGAAAAGGAACGGAAGATAAAAGTAACTGTTGACCAAAGCACCAAGACAGACAAAGAAATAAGTGAAGAGGCCATAAGAGAGAAACAAGAAGCCACAAAGAAGTATCAAGAAGACCTACAAAAAGGCATAAGCGGAATAGGTGACGCAATGTCCAACCTTGGCAGTGCTGTTGGCGGCGTTGGTGGTACAGTGCTTTCCGTGTTTGGTGACATGGCCAACGCTACAAGCCAATTAATACCGCAAGTAATGGCGCTTATTGCAGCCAAACAAGGTGAAGCCCTTGCAGCGGGAACAGCAGGAGCAGCCGCAATGCCATTTCCTGCCAACCTTGCAGCCATTGCCTCTGTCATTGCAACCATTACGGGCGTTTTTGCTTCTATAATGTCCAAGGCACAAGCCTTTGCGGGTGGCGGTGTCTTCAACGCTCCAACGTCTGTTGGTGATTATGCTTTGGCACGCGTTAATGATGGTGAAATGATTTTGAATCACCGCCAACAAGGCCACTTGTTCAAGCTGTTGGATGGTGCAGGACATTATCAAAGCGGCTACAATGGTGGACAAGTTGAGTTCAAACTAAGAGGAAATGAGTTAATTGGCTTGATGAAGAACCACAATAACAAACAATCTAAAGTGATTTGATTATGTATTATTACGGATATTTTAGAGGGCTGAACACGGAGAATGACCCACAAGGGCAGTTATTTAAAGTGGTAATATTGACGGATTTCAACAATTTCAACAGTCAAAATATAGTTGTAGGGGGTGAGTTGCTATTTGGTGACTCTCCCTTTGTGGTACAATATGCAGGGGAAGAAGACAATCTTTTCAAAGCGTATAAGTGTAGTTCCGCAACAGTCCAACTATTGCAGCAGAATTACAACTTAGCTTTCAATGAGACAAGGGGAAACAATGTTTTTGTTTGTCTCTTTAGCAAAAACTATGACGTAATAGAACAAGGGAACAATTACGTTAATATAGTGAATGGTGACACAATGGCCAAGTCAAATAACGTGTTGGCTGTTGACTCATTCTGTTATAACGTTGAGTGGGTGGGATATGCAACGCCCAATGCTTATTCACAAAGTTATGAATCCTATTTAGACGTGTTTGAATTGGAGTGCCAAGACGCTTTATCTACTCTGCAATATTGGAACTATGAGACCATTGGAGAAGAAAAAACCTTTGTTCCTTTTAGTGAGATTTTGAAACGTTATTTGAAATTGCTTAAAGTGTACAAAAACGTGTATATTAGCAAGGCAATTTCAATGCCCTCTGAGGACACACAAACTGACATATTACACAGTATATTAGTAGATGAGCACAATTTCTTTGATGAGGACGGAAATCCAATGAAGCAACAAGAAGTCTTGGAACACATTTGCACTTTTCTTGGCCTTACTTGTGTACCATATAAAGATAGTTTGTACTTTGTCAACTATGACGCAATTAAAGAGGGTTACAACCAATATTTCAAGATTCAACACGCGCCAATATATTATCCATTTATCACGTCTCCATTCCCTGACTTTCCATTTAACGGTGAGGCAGAATTTGTTGACGTGCAAGAATTATTGGAATCTGACTTTAAAGCGGGTGGAACAACACTTTCACTTGGCACTACCTTTAACAAAGCAACCGTGAAAGATAGCTTATACACTTTTGATTCTGTTATAAATGACTATGAAGAAGAAACAAACCAATTACCCGCTTTAATGTATGACACAGTAGGACTAACTAAATATGAAGATGAAATAACGCAAAGTGACTCAGATATAACAATAATGAAAGTCACTGTGGATGACAAAAAGTACTACGTCTTTTTAAAGTATTGTGGCTTTAACCCTTCCAAGGGAATAACAAATACCTTTTATTACAATGATATTGCAAAAGGTGAATGGGGAGCAGTGGACAACACCATTTATGAAGATGGAAATTGGACATTTGATACATCATCCAATAAGGTGGGATGTTGTCTTGTCAAATACCAAGTTAGCCCCGTTGACAGTTGGGATGAAACAATTAATTCCGTTGAGTTGGAAAATGCAATAATGTTCCGCTCTGGACACTTATATACAGATGTTAGGCAACTATTGGAAAATAAAGCATTACAGACTCAACCAATGTTTAGTGTGACAAGTGAAAAGGTAGCCATTGGAAGTGATAATTATATTGTAATAAGCGGTAACTTTAAATTCTCCCGCTTGGTTAAGCCTCTCCCTATTGGAGTGACAGACAATGACCAGCCAATGAATAGTCACATGGCATACACTTGGGCAAAATTACAGTGTGGTAGCCTCTTTTGGAATGGTGAACAGTGGACAACACAAGAAGATATATTTAAATTGCCGTTGGAGTACAAGAAAAGCGTCTCAGCATGGGAAACGTCAATACCAATAATTAACAATATTGACTACACAATGCGCTTGAATAAAAAGGGCTACGCTGTGAAATGTCCACAAAGTAATGATGAAGTAGAAATAAAGGATATTACCTTTACCCTTTACCGTCCGTGGGGCGTTCATGATGGCATGGCAGCTTTCCAAACATGGCTAACTGACTTTAATATGGACATTGCAACACGTCAAGACTACATTATTTCAGTTGGTGAGAATGAGGACACAGAATATTCCAATAATGTAGGTAATGGAGCGGTTGAGGAATATGAAGGTAAGGAGTTCAAAATATGCACTTGGGACAACAAGCAAACAAACTATTCTTCACCTATTTATTTGGAATCATACCAAGAAAATCCAAATATAGATGAGACGCAGTTTAGACGTGTTGGAGCTATTTATAATAAAGCAACAGAGAGTCTAAAACGCTCTGAACATTTATACTTGGACGGTGTAGTTAGTCAATATTCAACGCCAACGGTACGTCTTGAAACAGCGGTCAAACTCTCCAATGATTATAAGCCGTACAGCCTTATACATTATCATTTCTTTGAAGGGAAAGACTTTATAATTGACAGTGCAACGCTTGACTACCTTTATAATACTATCACGTTGAATCTACTTGAAAAGAAAGAAACAACAAGTAATGACATTATCAAGGGAGACCGCAAACGTAATTACTACAGAAACGGTGACATTGCAAATGATGAAGGAGTGGTAAAGTATAATGGAGAAAGTATAAGTTATGACTATACCTTTGACACTGTAGTTTATGATGTAGAAGAAAATGACGGTAATATATATTTAATTGAGACATGAAGACAATAATAACTGAACCATTCAAAAATATTTCATTTCAAGCAAAGGTGAGTGACGGTTGCTTGTGGGTGTCAGTGCCAACCATTATACAAAACAACTCTTATACATCTTTTGGCTTAGATTATAATAACGGACAACTAATATTGCGTAATATATGACAAACTTAGGACGTATTATCCCACTTTTCAAGGGAACATATAACAGCGGTACAACTTATTCCTTCTTGGACGTTGTGGAGTACAACGGTTCAAGCTATGTGGCAAAGCAACAGACAAGCGGCAACCTTCCAACTAATACTACTTATTGGACGGTGGTAGCCAAGGCGGGAAGTTGGAGCACATTTACAGCAGCAGAGAAAGCAGAGTTGCTTGCACAAATTGAGACAGATTTAAACCTTACATATACTCAAGGCAATAACACTTATAATGACTTTTAAGATATGGCAAAAGATATAACATTAAAAAACAAAAGCAACGGAACAGTTCTTTATCCAAAAACGGTTAGTGACGTTGTATTTGAAAATGGAAGCGGCCACAACCTCAAAGAACTTTCCTTACATCAAGTATTTGTTGGACAAGATTTTACATGGGTAAATATGAATATCTACGGTCTTTTACCTAACCGTAGATATAGACTTTCCTATGAAAATCCCGTATGGGAAATGCCAACAAGAGAAAGCGGGGACAGCGCAGACAAATTAAATATACGTGCTGTTAATACGCGCGGAACGGAATATATCATACACATAATAACTACATTTAAGGGTCAAGAAACAGAAATCCCCGTCCCAAAGGACATTATCTTTGAGACACAAGATGATTTCCAATATTTAATCTATGGCGGCCGTGCAGCACAGAATGTTAAAGTACCATTCACAATAACAGATATTACCTTTCAAGCCAACGCCAACGGCTTGCCAAATAATATTTCAATGGGTTATTTAGGCAACGGGCAAATATATCAAACTATTGCGTCAGCAGCCGCAAATTTGTATCATAATATTGACTATATCCCCGTAAGGACTGGAGACACTTATACTGTGAACGTTGGCTATACTACGTCTCAACTTTGCAATGTCAATGTATATGACGCTGATTTAAGATACCTTAATTATTACAATACAATTAATTTATCCAACGGACAAAGAACGTTCACGCTCAATGTCCAAAATGCAGCTTACATGAGGCTGACAATAACAGAAGACAGCGCCAATAATGCTTGGGTGAGAAATGACACAACGGGAGAAATTATTTGGAAGGCAGAAACAGTCACGGAAGAAATAAATGAAAGATTAGAAACAGCAGAAGAAGAAATAAAGAAATATGAAGTTCTCAAACTGCCAACCATCCCATCCCAAAGAATAAGAAATGGCAGTCAAGGAAACGGAGGTAACGCTTACACTGTTACGCTTTATGGTGTAGAGACAAGCACAAGTGCCATTCCCGTACAAGCAGGGCATAAATATATGATTCAAACTAACCGCCCAAATACGGAAGGATATAAGTATTATTACGGAATATGCACTTATGCTACTTTGACTCCAACACCATATCTGACAAGTCAAACAATTAGAAATGATATGTCATGGCCAAGTATTGGTAAGAGTATTGATGAACCAATCTTCATTCAAGAAGGGGAAATTGGCTTGTCTGTAAATATTGCTGAATATAACCAACCATTCCCAAGCAGCCAAGCAGCTTCCGCACACCCAATCAGAATGACAGACTTTGAAGGTGACTATTACCTGCGCGTGGTAGATGTTACGGACAACATTGCAGGAGAGAATGAACAAAGTGTTGAGAATAGAAAAGACATTGAGGTTATTTGTGACAGCATACAAAATAACAATATCCCAATACCAAGAGAAGATTATATTTGGGGCTATTACACTATCACAAATAACAGCTTGACTTGGGAAACTGCAATGAACAACCTTTGCTTGAAGGAAGGTAGAAGCGTTCATCTAAAAGAAGGTGACGTTATAAGAGCCAATGGCGTGAGATGGTCTGCAATGTATATGGTAGGGACAAATTGGAACTCACTTAACTGGAGTAGGGATGACTTTACCATTGACACAGAAGCAGACTATTACCTTATTTTGTCTAAATCAAATGGAAGCAATATTCATGACAAATATGCTCTCATTGACGCTTTCAAGATTGAGCGCAACACGGCAACAGCAGAAACAGTGTTGGACATATACGGAAGAAACCAAGATAAATTACCCGCTTTAATTAACGCTTGCAGATACCACAAGACAAGCAACACAAGCAAAGACTTTCAAGCGTTAATTTGTACAGATATGCACTCATGGACACTTGCAAATGAAAATGCAGTGACAGCAACAAATAATTTTGCTACAATAGACTGTTATATAAATTGTGGGGACATCATGGGTGGTTATTACAATAAAGGTGAAGTTGCAGCGTTTCAACAGACAATGAAGAAAGCTACTAAACCATGGTACGTTGTAGCAGGAAATCATGACGTGGGTAATTGCTATTTTGTTGGCTACGCTTGCACACATGAACAAGCCTATGAAGCTTATACTAAACCCATGGTAGATGATGGCGTACTTTCAACGGGTGACTTTAGAGTTGGTAAACCATATTGGTTGCATGATGATACAAACTACAAAATAAGATTCATTGGCTTATATGAGTATGATGATAACTTGGATTTGAATGAGACGGTATGGAAAGCAATATCTTTTGACTCTTCTTTACCTGACATCAAATTCAACACAAGTTATGCTGTTGGAGACAAAGTGAACGCTTTCAAGACCAATTACACGGAATATTCATTTGAAGCAGTGCAAGCAGTAACAACACCCGCTAATTATTACACTACCCCGCAAAATCTACCATCCTATAAAGTACAAAGAGGCGTTAGAGTAATAAGAGAAGAACAAGCTAATTGGTTTTTAAATGCGTTGGCCACAACTCCAAGCGGTTACGGAGTTATAGTAATAATGCACAATCCATTTTCACAGACAGCCAAAAGTCTTGACTGCAAGTTTTCTTGGCCTGCAAATGCAAGCGGTGCAGCATGGAGTCAAAACAGCATGACAACGGACTTTATTAGAAATGCACTTGTAGCATACAAAAACAAAACAAACTACACGGAAAAAGTCATTATGAGTGGCAACGCTTCTTACCTTAACACTTTGAATGACGGTTCAATTAATTATGCCTATGAGGTGGCAAAAGACTTTTCAAGCGCTAATGGTTACTTGCTTGGCATACTTGGCGGACATTCACACAGAGATTTAGTGTGGAAGGACAGCGCAGAAGACATCTACCAAGTGACTCCAAACTGCGCCATTGTAGACGGTGCAAATGACAGAAACGGAGATGTTAGACGCACAAGGGTAGATGGCCTTTGCGCTGACTCATTAACGGTGGTAAGTCTTGCAGAGGGCAGAATTGGACTTGTCAAGTTGGGCGTTAATGTTACGGAGAATGGGACATTCAGAGATTATGAAGTAATAAATACAACAGTATGACACAGCACTTTTCTTTAAAGGAACTAACCAACAGCCCAACAGCGGAAGAACACAAAATAAATAACAATCCCTCAGCATGGCACTTAACTATGCTGAGGGAATTGGCCAACTTACTTGAAAAGATACGGGAAAGATGGGGCAAACCAATATTCATTAACAGTGGCTACCGTTGCAAGGAATTAAATAAAATGGTTGGTGGTTCTGCAACGTCACAACACACCAAAGGACAAGCCGCAGACATTACCACACACAGCAGAGAAGGAAACAAACAACTCTTTCTTCTTATTGCCACACTAATAAAGCAAAATGAAATAACAGTTGGGCAGTTAATAGATGAAAAGGGCTACAGTTGGATTCATATCTCAACACCTCATTTAATTCATAACAACCAAATACTACACCTAAAATGACACAATCAAACAACAAATGGAATGACTTAAACATAAAAGACAAGATTGGCTACTTGGTGGCCTTTGCAATGATAGGCAGTGCAATTATATTGGCTTTCCTCTCATTCTTTTTAAATGCCTATGACATTGAAAGCGGTGTCCTACTTTACATTGCACAGTGCTTTCTAATTGGCGGCTCAATAGTTGGCGCTAATGTTTACTTTAAATCAAAGTGGCTTGAATATGACACAAAGTCAGCAAGTAAGATAAAAGAAGAAGTAGAAAAGGAAATTGAACGGAGAATAGTTAAAAATGATTAACGTCTTTCTGAATGTCAAATAATGGCTATATTTTTGCAGTGCTGAAAGCGTGACATTGTGTCACGCAGAACAATTTAAATATTTAAATGTTATGACAAAAAATGAAGTAATGGCCATTAAAGGTCTAAGCGCTGAACAAAAAGAAGCCGCAGAACGTATCTTTGCAATGGTGGAGCGCACAAGAGGAACAAAGATTTCAAACAAACTCTTACCACTTACCACAGACAAGGAAGTGAAGGACTATCTTACCAAGGCAGTTGAACAACGTGCAAAGCGTCAAGCAGCCGCAAGGAAAAAGGCAGCAGCACAGAGAGAGGAAGCAGAACAGATGAAGGAATTGAAATCCAAGTTGAAGGAGTTCAAGAAGTACGGTTTCTCACTTGCTGACATTATTGCAGAGGTTGACGCAAAGATTGCAGCCAAGGTGAATGAAAAGACGGACGCCAAGATTGCAGCACTTAAAGAACAAATTGCAGCATTGGAGGCACAGAGAAAGTAAGAACAACACAGAAACAATTAAGGGTAGCTTTAGCGGCTACCCTTTTTTTATGTCCTCATGTGAATGGGGGGGCTATGCTGAAAAGGCCATTTCAAGGAGTTAACCCCAACGCCTCCCTTCTTCACACGCCCTGCGGAATCCTAACTTTTGCATCCTACAACAAAAAGAGGAAAGTTTTTATGAAATTTTTCCTCAAATTGTTGTAGGATTCAGATAAAGTGATTACCTTTGCACCATGAAACAAGAAATTTAACCCCAAAACCCACTAAAACAATGAAAAAGGTAATTGCTTTTGCCCGCGTTTCAACGTTGGAGCAGGACTTAGAAAACCAAAAGAAAGAAGTATTGGCCGCAATCCGCAAAGACGGCTTCAAGAAAAGTGAAATTGTAATTGTTGAGGGCAAAGAATCCGCTATCAAGTTGGCTGAGGCACAACGCCAAACGCTTAATGAGCTTAAAGAGGTGTTGGAGGAAAACCCAACCATTAAGGACGTTTATTTTTATGCAATAGACCGTCTTGCCCGCAAAGTAAGTATTGTCCTAAGTATTGTTGACGCTATGTCCGCCAAAGGCGTCTGCCTTCATTTTTTGAATCCCTACCCCATGCAGACATTAGGTAAAGATGGCAAAGATGACTTAAGGGGCAAAATGTTTTTAACGTTTCTGAGTATTGGCGCAGAAATGGAAATGCAGATGAAGAACGCGCGTTTTGCGGATGCCCGTAAAGCAATGAAGAAAGAAGGTAAAATAATGGGCGGCAAAGCCCTCTTTGGATATTATAGAGACCAAAACGGATTCCCGCAAATTGCAGTATGGGAGGCAGAGGCAGTAAAAAAAGCTTTTGCCCTTTATAATGAAGGACAAAGCACTTTGGCCGTTGGAAAGCAACTAACCATTGATGGATATTTTGACGGAACAAAGCACCACAGCCACACAGCACTAATCAAAAGAGTGCGTTGCATCATAGAAAACCCCGCTTATAGTGGACGTACGCCAAAACAATATGACAGCAAAGAGGCCAAGACAATCAAATATCCCGCAATAGTCAGTGTTGAGGAACAAGACAAGGCCATTGCACGTTTGAGAGATAAGACCAAGGCCAAGGAAACGGAAAACATCTACTACGCCAAAGGTCTTGTTTACGCAGACATTGAACAGAAACAAATGGCACTTTGTCCAATCAAAGGAAATACATCTTACGGCACAGTCATAGAAAAAAGTGGAATTGACGGTGGCCAACAGTTCAACGTCAATATAAATGTTATTGACTTAATTGCTTGGCGCACTGCAAAAGCAGCTCTTATTACTTGGAAATTGCAAGAAGCACAAGAAGCGCCCTTTAAGATTAATGACCATATTAAAGAAGCGGAAAAACAAAAAGAAAACGTTGAAAGCATCATTTCTAACATTCAAACAAAAATAGACCGTTTTGCAAACGTATATGGAAATGGCAAAATGTCAGAAGAAGCCTTTAATAAGGTCTTTGCACAGTTAGACAAGGAAAAGAAAAGCTATGAGCAAGAAATTGCAAGATTAGACAGTGAAATTAGAAGGGATAAAGACCAACGCAATAGGCTAATGCACCGTCAAGAAACAGCCATTGACGGTGAAACATTGGAACTGTACACGGATAAGGAGAAAGCGCAAGCGTGCAAAGATATGTTGTCAAAGATTATTGTTCACAAAACGGGCAAATATGAGTACATAATAACTCCTATCACAGCCGCAACAGCTAATGACATGAGCCACTATTACTATAACGTGAGCGGTGGAAAGAAAAGACTTTTCCAACGTTTCCCGTTGGAGAAAAGAGAAGTAGACATAAGTCATGAAATAGTAGAAAGATTTGTCAATCCAAGAAACAAACAAAAGTAAACAAAGAAGGGAGAGCCGTTTTGGTTCTCCCTTTTTAATTGTCAATAGGTTCTTTCTGTCTGTTTAACTGTGTATGGACTTTGTGGTGACATTCACTACAAAGGCTCATGAGGTTGCAAGGGTCAAAGGCCAACGCCCGCATTTCATTTTCATCTTTTCCCTTACTAATTGGCTTTATATGGTGAACCTCTTCCGCTTCTTTTACAACTCCGTTTGCTTCACACATTTGGCAAAGTGGATGATAAAGCAAGAAAGCGTCCCGCAATTTGCGCCACTTGGTTGAAGCGTACAGTTTTGCAATGTCACTTGCTTTTCCATGACGTTGGTAATTGTTTACTTTTGGTTGTTTTACTATTGTTGGCATAGGCTTTTAAAAGTGTTGGGACGCTCTGTTGAACGTCCCATTTTAAGTAATTAAATTATGTCTGTCTCCGCGTTCTACGCTACCCATTCATTATATATGTCTGTAATATCTATTATCCTTGAAGCATACTTTAGGGGTATTTGATAGGTTGGGGCATTTTCCTTTATGCTGTTGTCATCCATTTGTGTTTTTTTGATACCCCAATTAGTAATATTTAGTTCTGACCAAGGAATCTTTCTACAGTCAAAAATAATTGCTTTGTGCTCATTGGTAGTAGTGTTGTTCAAAAGGACAAGATAGAACAGTTTGCAAGTCCCTCTGTTGGCTTTCTCCATGCTCCGTAACTTGGACACCTTTAGTTCAGCGTCAGGATATTGTTTCAGTTGGTATTCTGACTTATTACGCTCTTTCACCTCAACCTCAAATGGAATATAAGGCACTTTTGTTTGGTCTTTGGGATAATAAGTACAAGCAAGGTCAACACCGCAAATAATTGACGTTGGTCTAACACTTAACGTTCCCAATCTATCTTGAAACAACGTTTGAAGTACCTTTGTTCCAATCTCTCTGCCCTTCTTTTCTTGGGCCTCAATTCTTTTCTTTGTAATGTAATCTGTCTTTCTCATAATAGTATAAGATTTAAGTTTAGTTAGTTATTTGTATCTTCATTGGTTTCTTCTTTATCCTCAAAACAAAGAGCAAAGAAAGCAATGATATAGTCAACGGCAAGCGTTATTGCCAACAGTACAATAAGTGACTTTAAACCGTCTATGAAGGTGGCCAAGAACACAAAGCAAATGACCAACAGAAAAAGCCCCAAAAAGGCTGCAAATAGTTGATTGTCTTTCATGGTATTTTTTCTTTTGATTTATTTATCTATAAATATACGGTGTTTTCATTTTTTCCCTCAAAACACAAAAAAATCCCCAAAATAATTTCTCCCAAATTTCTC